CTATGCCCACGAACGAGTATTGGCGCACCTACACCGTCAGCAACAGCGCCACGACCATGAACAACAACCTCCTCTACAACCCGAACTGGTCGAACGGCGTTGTAGATGCCACGGTGTTCGGGGACCCCCATAAGACCTACCTCGTCTACGGTGATCCGCTCCTCAAGCAGGAAGCCGTCGCGAAGGAAGAGACCCCCGAGGCGTGGCTCCGGCGCCGCGTCGAGGAGATCTGCTGGAGGCCAGCATGACCGGCGACAACCCCATCTCCCCGCTGCGGGCCGAAGCCTTCGTGAAGGCGCCGGTTCCACATCATCCTGACCAGATGGTCATGTTCCCCAGCCCGGTGGACACCACCTTCTCGGTGACACCCGGGAAGGGATCCGAGATCGCCATCACGATCCGCTTCCACCGCACAGATCGCCAGAAATGCACCGCCTGCGGTCACCGCAGGGTGTGCTTCTACATCGGTCTCGGGAACGTGATCGCCTCGCCGGCCATGTGTGCCCGCTGCTTCGGTGTCCGGTGAAGGAAGTCCGCATCGAGGTCAAGGTCTGGCTGCCCAGTGGTGACCGGATCAGGCTGCGTGGTTACCTCGACGATCTCCAGGTGGATCGCGACTTCGTTGACGCCACCACTTCCTTCGACGTGTTCCCGGTGTACCGTGTGGGCGGGTCCAGGTTCACCCTGAAGGGGCGGACCTTTCCCTGGAGGAAGGACAAGAAGGAGAACCCGTGGGCCTCTCTCTCTTCCCGGCCGGAGAACCACTCCGCATCTCGATCTCGGCGGGCTGGTGTTCGTCGCGGAACGGAGCGCTCATAGGCTTCGGTCTTCGCGAGGGCGGGTCGGTGTTCGGGATCGCTGTTCTCGAGGATGGTCAGGTGCAGTCGCTGGCCCTCGACGAGTTCAAGGTGGACTGGCAGTATGACGTCGCGACTGACCAGTGGGTGGATGTGAACGCCCGCCGGGCAGCAGAAGCTGACCAGGAGATCTAGCGGAAGGGGTAGCGAAGGCTGTAGGCTTCGTGGTACAACTTCATAGGGTCTCTTGGTCGCAGCTCCGCGCCTCTCCTGGTTGACCTCCGGGCCAGCGTTGAGAAGCACCAGCCCCGAATGGACGGGTCGCCCCTCGTGGGCGGCCCGTCTTCTCTTTTCCCCGCAGGAGGGCCCCATGGCTCGCGTCACCTGGGTCAAGATCGCGTCCTGGCATGTTCTGAAGTTCGACGATCCGGCCTCGACCGCGTGCGGTCTCGAGGTTGGCGACGACGATGAGCTCCACGAGGGTCTTCCGTCGGACTGGTACGAGACCAAGTCCTGCGAGACGTGCCTCCGCATCAAGGAGGCCAAGGCCGAGCAGGAGATGGCTCTGATCCCATGAGCCGCTACATCATCGCCAGGTTCAGCTTCGATGCGACCCACAACGACCTTCTCGAGACCCCTCACCTCCACGGACACCACTTCGTCGTCGAGGTTACCGAGCAGACCGAGGTGACCACCCAGATCAACCGGAACCTCGAGGCCATCTGCGGCGAGCTCCATCTTCACCAGCTCAGTGACATGCTCGTGGGCGGCTCCCAGACCGGCCAGGGCATCGCCTCCTGGATCATGGAGCGGCTCTTGATCAACCATCCCAAGATCACCCGCCTCGAGCTCTGGTGGGACCACGATTTCCGCTACGGGATCACGAGAGACATCCGATGAACCGAAAGTTCGACTGGACCGCCATCGAGAAGCAGTACATCACCGGGGAGATGAGCCTGCGCGAGCTCGCCCGCATGAACGGGATCTCCAATCACTCCCTGGTCATGGGCCAGTCCACTCGACACGACTGGGGCCAGAAGCGCCTCGATTTCCGTTCGCAGCGGAACGAGAAGGCGATCAGCTACCTGGCCGAAGACGAAGCCAAGAGGATCGCCAAAGAGGTCAAGGTCCGCGACAACGCCATCGAGCTCATCGACGAGGCGATCACGAAGATGCGGGTCCAGCTTCACGAGACCCGCGACGTCTTCCGCCACGACGAATGGATCACCGAGCCCCTCATCGTGGTCAAGCCGGCCGACGTGGCGCTCCTGATCGACCGCCTGAACGTCCTCTTCGGACGGCCGTCCAGCATCACGGAGGAGCGAAGCCTTGGTGTCAGTCTTTCCGCCGGGGGGACCCTCGGACCAGACATCCTCCGAACCATTGTCGAAGCGACTCGGGGCATCGCTGACTCCGACGGAGCTGCACGATCTCCGATCCCACGCCTTAGTCGAACTGGCTCGAACTGACGGACCAGAGGCGGTTTTCGCCTACGGCGAGTACGTCTTCGGGTATGTCCCGGCCATCCATCATCGAGAGATGGTGACCGAGACCCTGGACGCCATCCTGCACCGCGAGAACGAGGTCTACCTCCTTCCTCGGGGCGGGGCGAAGACGACCTGGGACAACACGATCCTGTGCGCCTGGATGACGGGCAAGTTCCCCGACATCCGCATCGGGATGGTCAGCAACACCGACACCCAGGCCAAGGACTTCAGCCGGGCGATCAAGTACACCATCGAGCAGAACGCGGCTCACCGGACGGTCTTCCCCGAGAGCAAGCCGTCCTCGGCCAAGTGGACCGACAAGGAATGGCTCTGCGCCGGGTCTCGCTGGCTGGGATCCAAGGACGTCACGATGTTCGCCGTCGGTGTCGGTGGCGCGATCATTTCCAAGCGTTTCGACCTGATCCTGATGGATGACATCCTCGACGAGGAGAACACCCAGTCGGTCGATCAGCGTGAGGCGGTCGAGGTCTGGTTCAAGAAAACTCTGAAACCCTGTCTGGCCCCTGACGGCGTCGTTGTCGTCATCGGGACACGATGGGGCGAGGAGGACCTGTACGAGCAGTTCATGAAGCCGACCTACGACGGCGGCTTCGGCTGGAAGAGCCACGTCGTCGCGAGCCTGACGGAAGACGAGCGGGGACGGCTCGTCTCGTACTGGCCCGAATACTGGTCCGTGGACCGGCTCCTGAAGGAGAAGGAGGAGATGGGCTCGGCCCTCTTCGCCTGCTCCTACCAGAACGACATCAGCGGGCTGCTCGAGGGCAACATCTTCCACGGTCCGTTCGGCCACTTCGACGTCCTGCCAGCGGGAAAGTTCACCCTCCGCATGGGCGTGGACCTCGCATCGTCGATCAAGGAGCGGGCCGACTACACCGCCCGCTGCACCACGGCCGAGAACCTCGAGACGGGTGACTTCTACGTCCTCTCGGCCTACCGCGACAAGCGCGAGAGCCACCACGCGGACTTCGTCTACGACGGATGGATGGCCTACCCGAACATCGGACTGGTCATCGTCGAGAGCCAGCAGTTCCAGTCCACCCTGATCCAGGAGGTCATGGCGACCTATCCCAGGATCCCCATCGAGGGCAAGAAGGCGGACGTGGACAAGGTCACCCGGGCCCGGGCCGTCGCCGCGAAGTACGAGGCCCACAAGGTCTACCACCACACGTCCCTGCGCGGGACGGCCTTCGAGGTCGAGCTCCTGTCTTTCCCCAAAGGCCACGACGACTTCGTCGATGCCCTGGGGTACTCGATGGACATGGGCGGCGACACCTTCTTTTTCGGGTCATTGAAGAGGTGATGATGAGCGAGCAGATGCCCCAGAGGGAATGGGCCGAATACGAGTTCCGAGACGGGAAGCGCCTCGTCCCCGACTACATCGGGGTCCTCCTCACGGGCATCGAGACGCACCGTCTCACCTACGAAGAGGCCGTTCAGGCCGCCAACCAGAAGGTCGAGTCCGACTTTCTCAACGCCCAGCAAGATCGGATCCTTGCGGCGCACTTCAAGGAGCTGCGCTGATGGGCGTCATCTCGGACATGCTCACCCGGTCCTACCGGACCAGCCCCAAGAACCTCCCCCCGGGAAGCGCCAACCTGATCTTCCAGGAGCGCGGGAAGGTCGGGAAGTCGAGCTCGAGCCTGTTCAGGAACTGGGCCGAGCATTCGGAATGGATCCGCGCCGCGATCAATGTCCGCAAGGCCCAGGTCTCCTCGGCCGAGTGGGACATCGTGGCCTTCGACCAGACGAAGCCCATCAAGGAGAGCCTTCAGGGCGAGCTGCGCGACCTGTTCACCAGGCCGAACCTGGCCGTGGAGTCCTTCCGTTCCTGGGTTGAGCCGATCATCGAGGACATCCTGGTCCTCGATGCCGGATCCATCGAGAAGGAGCGCACTCTCGGTGGAGGGGTGGCCTTCCTCCATGCCGTGGACGGGGCCAAGGTCAAGGTCAATGCCCTGTGGGACGGAGATCCCGACGAGACCCGCTACTGGTGGGTGCCGGCGCCGACCTACGAGGTGCCCTTCCGCAACCAGGACCTCGTCTACATCATGGCGAACCCCCGGACCTACTCGGTCGTCGGGCTTTCGCCGCTCGAGACCCTGAAGATGACCGTGGACGCCGAGCTCTCGGGGTCCATGTACAACACGCGCCAGGTCACCAACGCCGCACCGGACGGTATGCTGGACCTCGGTGAGGGAGCCCGGCCGGAACAGGTCGAGGGCTTCAAGTCGTACTGGCAGTACGAGGTGGCCGGCAGGGGCGCGATGGCGTTCCTCGGTGGCACCAAGGGCGCGAAGTTCATCCCGTTCCGTGGCTCGAACCGGGAGATGCAGTACCGCGAGTGGCTCGACTACCTGGTGAGGAAGATCTGCGCCGTCTACCTGATCTCGCCCCAGGACATCGGACTCTCGTTCAACATCAACCGCTCCGAAGGAGAGATCCAGCAGGAGCTCACCCAGGATCAGGGGCTCCGACCGTTGCTCGCCCTCGTCCAGGACTACTTCACTCGGGAGATCGTCTGGGATGACTCGTATGGAGGCACCGCCAACAACCTCGCCTTCCGCTTCACTCGCCTGAACATCAAGGAGTCCATGTCCAAGGCCAACATCAACAAGTTGGCGCTCGCAGGCATGCCTTACAAGACGGTGAACGAAGCGCGGCAGGATGAAGGTCGCCCTCCGCTCGGAGACATCAACGACGAGTCCAACCCGAACAACAAGCTCATGGCGAACACGCCCCTTGGCGTCGTGACGGTCGATGAGGTCCTCACAGCCAAGGAAGTCGCCACACCGCCGCCCGCGCCGGCAGCGGGCCAGTCGAACGGCGCAAAGCCCAAGACTCCAGCCAAGTAGCCGGATCAGGGCCCAGCAGGAGACACCTGAATGGCCGCTACCCTCGTTCTCTCCGTCTCGACGGGCGCAGGGCCGACCGTCACCGACTCGGTGACCGGCATCGACCTCGAGTCCGCCGACAACGCCACCAACACCCTGGCGAACCGCCAGGCCAACCCGATCACGGTCGGAACCAACTCCTACGAGAAGTGGATCCGGCTCAAGATCACCGCCACCCCCGCGAACTACGTCCAGAGCTTCAAGGTGTGGTTCAACAGCACCGTGGACACGACCACGACGCTGAACTTCACCGGGGCCTGGGTGACGTACCAGCAGGGCACCACGGCCGCCTCGACCGTCGCCAACGCGAACGCCACCACCTACACCGCCGGCAACAAGGCGACCTGGGATGTGGCGCAGTACACGGCGGGTCAGCTCAACGCCTGGACCAAGTACCTCGTGATGCAGCTCGCCGTCGGCGCGACCGCTGGCCCGGGAAACTGGACCCAGCAGACCGTCAACTACAGCTACGACGAGGCGTAGG